CACGATCGGATTCAAGCGCAATCCGTTCGTGGCTATGCAACTGGAATACGGGATGATGATGCGCCGGATGATGCAGGAGTTCGGACTAACGCCGAGCGCGCGCGCGCGCCTAGTAGCACCAAATGAAACCAACCAAATCCAAGCCATCTTCAGCCGCAAAGCGACCGCGCTTTAACAAGTGGTCGGCTGAAGCGTTTAACTTCCTTCCGAGATATGACGCGATTGCTACGCGCGGCGACAACGTCTGGAACCCGGACGCGGCAAAGCACGCGATCAATTTCATCGAGGGACTATGCAAGTTTACCGAAGGGAAATGGGCTGGTGAGCCGTTTATCCTCCTGAAGTGGCAGCGTGCGCTTGTCGGAAACCTATACGGCTGGATGCGGCCGGACGGTACGCGCCGCTACCGACAGGCGCACATCCTCGTCCCGCGTAAGTCCGGCAAGACGGAACTAGGCGCGGCGCTGGCCTTGTACCACCTCCTTGGCGACGACGAGCCGACCCCTGAAGTTGTCGGTATCGCGCGCGACCGCGCACAGGCTAAGTTGTGTTTGAAGCGCGCGTGCCGGATGACCGAGCAGGAGCCGCTCCTAACCCAGCGAACGGAAATCTATCAAGCGCGTCTAGTAGCACCGCAGTCCTACGGCGTTTATAAAGTCCTGTCTGCGGACGCGCCATCGGCGCACGGTCTGAACGTCAGCGCCTGTATCGCGGACGAAGTCCACGCGATGGAGAACCGCCGTGACCTTTGGGAAGCCGTGATGACCTCGATGGGCGCGCGTAAGCAGCCGCTGATCATCAGTATTACTACGGCCGGAACGCTTCGCGAGTCACTAGAACATGACCTGTTCCAATACGCGCAACGGATCTGCGATGGTTCGCTAGACAACCCGGCATTCCTACCGTGCCTTCACTACGCGGACGCGGAAGACGATTGGCAATTGGAGGCTACTTGGCGGAAAGCGAATCCAAGTATCGGCGAGACTTCAACGCTGTCGTGGTATCAAGAAGAGGCGAAGCGCGCGGCGGATCAGCCATCCTATGAAACGGCCTTCCGAACGTATTACCTATGCCAGCACATTACATCGGCGGAGCGATGGGTACGCATGGCCGATTGGGACAAGTGCCGCAAGGACTTTGATATTGCTTCGCTCGTCGGCTTGCCTTGCTACATGGGTATTGACTTGGCGCAGACAACCGACCTGTCAAGCATTGCGTGCGTTTGGCTAGACGGCGACCAGATGTACATAAAGTCGTGGAACTATTCGCCGGAAGTCGGCGCTGGTATCCGTGCTAGGCGTGATGGCGTTCCGTATCTAGAATGGTCGCAGCGCGGATGGCTTACGCTGACTCCCGGCGACACGACCGACTACCAGTACATTGTCAAGCAAGTCGAGACAATCGCGCTTCAGCATAAAGTTCGGATGATTGCATATGACCCGTACAACGCACAGAACCTCGCGAATGATCTTGAAGGGAAGGGAATGAATGTCGTCCGAGTCCCGCAATCGTTCCTCAACCTTGCAACCCCAACCCGAATGTGGGAGCGGTCGATCACAGGAGGAAACTTCGCACACGATGGCAACCCTGTCCTCACTTGGGCTATGTCCAACTGCGTTGTTGAGCGGGACGCTAACGACAACCCGCGCCCGTCCAAACGTAAGAGTGTCGAACGAATTGACCCGGTCGTTGCGGGAATCATCGCAGTCGCCGCCAGTCTCCACGATGAAAAACCAGCCGCAAGCGTTTACGAAAACAGGGGACTGATATGGCTCTGAAGATTCCGTTCATCGGCGAGATTGAGTTCCGCAAGTTTCAATCGACTACATCGGTTGGACAGCCGCCATCGGGCGGTATGCAGGTCTATACCGGGACAGTCTCGGACACCGGGCAATACATCACGCCGACCGCCGCGCTGGCGTGCAGCACCGTTAACGCTTGCGTACAAGCGATCGCGACCGAGTTGGCTAAGTTGCCGTGGGCGGTGATGGCGAATACTCCGAGCGGCCGCACCGTCATGCGCGACCATCCGGTGTATCGGCTGCTGAATGTCGAGCCGTGCGGAACGATGACGGCGCTGACATGGCGCGAGTTGATGCTGACGAGCGCGTGCCTAACGGGCAACGGCTACAGCCTGATTGAGCGTGGCGCCGATGGTCGGCCAATCGCGCTGCACTTTCTCCGGCCTGACCTAATGGAAGTGACCCGGCTCGGCGATGGTTCGATGGCCTATATATACGGCGGCGGTATCGGCGAAGGAGGACGCACCGTGTTCTCGTCGCAAGAAATCTTCCACCTCATGTGGATGAGTCCGGACGGGCTGCTTGGCTATTCCCCGATTTCGTTCGCGCGACAAGCCATCGGACTTTCGTTGGCTGCTGAATCGTTCGGCGCGTCCTATTGGCGCAATGCTTCGCGCCCGTCCGGCGTTTTGACTACCGACCGCGACCTGTCGCCGGAGGCCGTTGGCCGGATGCGGGAATCGTGGGAGTCTCGTATGCGCGGCGTGCAGTCGGCTGGCGCGATCGCCGTTCTTGAAGGCGGACTGAAGTACCAGCAGATTAGTCTTTCGCCGCAGGACTCGCAATGGCTTGAAGGCCGCGCGTACCAGCGTGAAGAAATCTGTTCCATGTTCCGCGTACCGCCGTCCGTCATCGGAGTCGGCAACAAGCAGTCCTACGCCAGCGCGGAACAAGCAAACCGCGAATGGGTCACTAACTGTCTTTCGTCTTGGGCGGCTCGGCTAGAAGCGGAAGCGCGCCGGAAGTTGTTCCGCCGCGACGAGTTGATTGATACGGAGATCAGTTTCGATGCCATGCTGCGCGCCGACCTGATGACCCGTTACCGTTCCTACAGCATCGCCCGGCAGTTCGGCTTTATGTCAGTCAACGAAATCCGCTCCGAGATGGGGCGCGACTCAATCGGAGTACAGGGTGATCAGTTCCTCCAGCCAGCAAACATGGTGCCAGCAAGTACCCCGTTTGGCGGCGACAACTTCAGCGACATTACCGCCAGCGGCGATGTGAAACCTGACGTACCGATTGATGAGGCTAGTAGCAATGAGTGAAGAACGCGCATACAGTCCGACAGATGGCATGGTTGAAGAAGCAAAGCGCGGCCTTGAATGGCGCCGAGAGTTCAACCGCGGCGGTACGGAAGTCGGAGTTGCTAGGGCAAGAGACATTTCAAATCGTGCAAGTCTTTCAATCGACACTATCCGCCGGATGTCTTCGTACTTCGCTCGTCACGAAGTCGACAAACAAGGGCAAGGATTCAAGCAAGGCGAAGACGGCTTCCCGTCAGCAGGTCGCATTGCGTGGGCGCTATGGGGTGGAGATCCGGGCAAGTCGTTCGTCGCAAACATCACAGAGCAATTAGACAAACAGCAAGATCGAACCATGAGCAACGTCACCTATTTAACGGCCGAGCGCGAAATCCGTACCGCAGTCCTTCGACTTGAGAAGCGCGACTCCGCGCCATCGGTGCTGGTCGGCTATGCATCAACCTTTGACCAGCCGTACTCAGTCGAGCGCGTGCAGGAAACCATCGACCGCCGCGCGTTCAACCGGACGCTTGTCGAGCAGCCGGACGTATTCGCGCTCATCGGTCACGATCAGTCGCGCGTGATTGCGCGCACCAAGAACGGAACGCTGTCGCTGCTCCCGGATGAAACTGGTCTGCGCGTCGAGATTTCGCAGGTCGATACAACCGAAAGTCGGGACGCTTTCGCGCTGGTCGAAAGCGGAACGATTGATTCAATGTCGTTCGGCTTCAGCGTGGTCGATCAGAAGTTTGAGAACCGCGAAGGAGTAGTGCATCGGAAGATTATGGATGTGAACCTGTACGAAGTTTCGCTGGTTGCATTTCCTGCGAATCCTGCTGCTACTCTGAGCAAGCGCGCGCGCGACCTTGCCGAATGCGCCGTCCTCAATCGCCGTGCTATTCGGCTCCCGGTCGCACCAATTTACAAAGGAACCAAATGAGAACCGAGTATCGAGTCGAAGCAGAAGAAGAAGTAGGAGTAGTTGGTGTCGGCAAGGGAGGTGGTTCTTCTCCCGCGCAGCCGCAGGGACAGCAGCAAGGCGCAGGAAACGTCCTTGGCTTTGAACCGCCGCTGGGAATGATTTCCGGCGGCATGGGTACAGGTGCTGACCTTATTGCTCAAGGCATCCAAGAAATCATCGGCAGTCGCATCTACGAAACGTGGCTACTGCGAAACATCCACCGCGTAGACGCATCGTCTGCCATGCGAATGATTGATACTTACATGGCTTCAGACGGCGCAACTCCTCCGGTCTTCAATGTCAAGACAACGACACCGATGAAGTTGAAGGTGCCGTATTCAGTCAACGAAGACGTTGCGCGCGTTGTCGCCGAAGATGCTTCGCTGGCCGAAACCAGCGCGACCTTCGCGCAGTATTCGCCGTCCTTCGTGACGTTCCGCACAAAGCAAGTTGTGTCAAACGAACTGCTGAATGATGCCAAGATCCGCGAAATACTTGGCTACCAGTTTGCCGAGAACATTGCCGAATCACTTCAGGCGTATGTCCTGACGCAGATTGGTTCTGCCGTAGCCGCAACCGCGCGCCATCATCGCAACCCAACTGGCGGAAGTGTTGGAACGACTACGGGCATTCCTAGCCTTGACATTCTTGAAGCGTTGGTGTCGTCTACGCCGATTGCCGCTGGTTGGACTACTGCAACTGCCGGAGGCATTGCGGCTGAAACCCCGTTGTTTAAACAAGTAGAGCGGCGCAACTTGATGATTGCTTCGCATCCAGCCGCAGTATCTACGTTCCTCAGCAGCCTCAACGCAACAGCCAGCGGAGTCGCTTCGGCTAGTCATAGCATCGTATCCGCTTTGAATCGCGACCCCGGAGTTGTCACTACGGTTCTTGGAATCCCGTGGTACACCGATGAATCGTTGCCGAAGCCGTCTGTGGCTGGTGCGACCTCAGCGACTACGCCGCATATTCTGATCTTCAACCCGCTGCAAGTATTGCTTGCAATCAAGTCGCCCGTGCGCGTATACCTTGACACAGAATCGGGAATGGCGTCTAATCAAACAACAGTTCATGCGACCTTCCGCGCTGCCGGGTCGATGCTGAATCCGAAGTCGGTAGCGGCTTACTCACTAAAGACACTCACAGCATAAGGAACCACAGAATGAATATCAAAGAAATCACGGACGAAATCGGCGCTATCTACGAACGCATGAAGGCCATGGTCACAGGCGCAACCGACTCCGGTACGCCTATGAACACCGAGTTGGAGACGGAGTACGAAGCCAAGAGCAAGCGCCTGACCGATCTGATCAAGTTGCGCGACCAGCACTACGGACTTCTTGATGCACAGGCAAAGGCCGTAACTAATCGCCGCGAAGTGATTGGTGAAATCGCCGAAGCGCGTCAACTGTCAACCAAGCGCACTACGCAACTTGAGTCAACGCTGAATAGCGAGGAATACCGCAGCGCGTTCCTTCGCTTCCTTTGCGTTGGTCATAGCGGTCTCAACAGCCATGAGATTCGTGTGATGACTGAAGGCACCGATACTGCCGGAGGATTCTTGCCATCGCAGGACTTCTACGCGCAGTTGATCAAGAAGCGATTCTTGGTGAATGCCATGCGTCAAATTTGTACCGTGATGCCTCTCGGCACCTTCAAGACTCAGGTGACTGTCGAGAATGTTCTCGGCACCGCTGCGTACGCCGCCGAAGGTACGGTCACGGAATCTACTCCTTCGTTCACTAACTTGACGCTGACTCCTTCTACTCTTTCGTTCTTCACCAAGGTCAGCAATGAACTGATTGAAGACGCGCCAAGCCGTGGTCAGGGATTCAGCATTGAGTCGATCCTTGCAGATCAGATGGGACGCGCGATGGGTCTTGCTGAAGAGTCCGCATTTGTCGGCGGTAACGGAACGAACAAGCCAACTGGCGCCCTGACAACTAGTCAGGCAGGTTCGACGATTACCCTTGCAACTGGCAATGCGTTCACGATCCAGAAGTTGATTGATATCGTGTACGCGCTTCCTCGTCAGTATCGCGCAAACGCAAAGTGGATCATGAGCGATGCAATCTTTGCGAAGATTCGCGCGATTCAGCAGACCGCCGGAACAACTGCTGGTTACGCACCGCAAGCATGGTCGATGGGTGACGGCCGTATCGAAGGTGGTGAGCCTGACCGACTGCTTGGCTTCCCGGTAGTTTGCGTTGCTGACGCTCCGGCGTACGCGGTGTCAACGATTGTCGCTGGTTTCGGCGATTACTCCTACTACACCATCGGAGAACGCAGCAGCATCAGTATCAAGGTTGCGCGTGAGGCGTTCCTCGCTAACAACCAGACCGGATACTTTGGCTTTGCCCGTAACGATGGTCGCATGATTCTCCCTGTTGCTCAGGTTCACTTGGCGACCGCGGCGAGTTAACTTCTGATCCTCTCAACGATGGGGCGCGGTACTTCGGTGCCGCGCCCCATTGATAAGGAGCCACAATGCAGCAGAGAATTAAGGTACTTCAAGGATTCAGTTCAACGGCTGGTATGTGCAGTCCGGGCGACATCATCACGGTTGATGACGCTACTGCTGCGTACTTTATTACCGCAGGACTGGCTGAAGAAGTTGGGGACGAAGTACGGAACGCGGACGAAACGCCCGTCAAGAAGAAGGCCGTGAAATGGGAATCCGACCAAGCCTGAGATATGGACAGACAGCCGCGCCATCCTTCGAGCCGCTTACGCTTGTTCAACTGAAGGCGCAATGCCGCGTTGATGAGGACACCGATGATGTTCTCATTGCATCGCTTCAGGTCGCCGCGCGTCAATACATCGAAAGTCGAACCGCCCACATACTCTGTGGGCGCGCGTTCTATTTAGAGGCATCGTCATTCCCCAGCGGCTATGACCCGCTGGTACTTCCGATCGGCGCGGTGCAGTCGATTACCGATATCACTTACGTCGATACGGCCGGAGCGGTTCAGACTTGGGCAAGCAACCAGTACCGGACGCAGACCAATCTTCTTCAGGCGCGCATACGTCCCGCTTTGAATCTATACGAATATCCTGCGACCGCGACCATTGATGACGCGGTTCGGATTACCGTTGTCGCCGGATACGCGAACCAAGCCGCCGTACCGGAAATGGCAAAGCACGCTATCCGGTTGCTGGTCGCGCATTGGTATGAGAACCGCGAAGCCGTAATCAACGGCACAATCAGCAGCGATGTAAAGTTGACCGTTGAAGCGTTGCTGCGAACTTTGTGGGTCGGAGAAGTAGTGGTATGAACCCGCAGATCGGACAACTTCGCGACCGCGTGACGTTCAGTACGCCGACCGTTGCCACCGATACAACTGGTCAGCAAATCGAATCGTTCGGCGCGCCATTTACGGTATGGGCAATGATTGAGTTCCTGCCAGCCGGAGAAATCAACGCATACGATGGAACCGAAGCCAAGCGGCGCGTCAAGATCATAACGCGATTCAGTACGACAGAAGTGACCGAGCGTATGAAGGTTGCGCTGATTGGGTCAAAGTGGAAGAACGCAACCTACAACGTCTTGTCGGTTCGTTGTACGGATTCGTACTGCACGCACTACGAAATCATTGCGGAGTTCTTGCAATGAACGCTATGAAGACGGGAGTAATTTCCGTTCAAATTACAGGCGGTGATAAGACCGTCAAGAACATGAAGGCCTTCGCCAAGAGCGTTCAGGAACAAGTATTCATCCGCGCCGTACAGCCAGCGTTGAAGGACATGGCAGAGGCCGCAAAGCGCAACGTCAAGGCGACTAGCAGCGTAAGTGCGGGAAGTACGCGGACGCGCGCCGCCATCGCAAGCCGCATAAGCATCAAACTACAACGGGCAAAGGGTTCGCGGTACTTCAGCAAGGGACGGCTGGCTGTTTACTACGGGAAGCCGCGTGGCGATGCCCCAAAGCAAGAAGTCGGAAAGTCGCCGCCGTTGTGGGTTCGCGCATCGCTGGCGCACCTAATCGAATACGGATTCAAACTAACCCATTTCTTTGGTCGCAAAGTTAGGTCGCGAAGGATCGCCGAACGACCGTTTATGCGTCCGGCCTTTGAGAAGCATAAGAAGGCCGCCGAAGCCAAGTTTCTTGCCGTCATCAACTCCGAAGTCCGGAGGGTTACCCCATGAGTATGGATGTTGCGATCCGCAATCGGCTGGCAAGTGTTGCCGGGATCAATACCCTTATTGGCGGTGGTACGCCGCGCATCTTCCCGGAAACGCGCGCGCAGGAGTCTACGCTCCCTTGCTTGGTGTATTCGACTAACAGCGAGGAAACGCTGAGTGCGCTCAACGGCGCGAAAGCGTGGAAAGCCGATATGGAAATCGTTGCCGTGGCGACAAGCAAAGCCGCCGCGCTGGGGCTGGCAACCGCCGTCATCGCAGGACTTGACGGATACGCTGGTACAAACGATAGCACCACCATCATGCACGCTCTACACTTGCGCTCTGTAACGGCGTACAACGCTCCGCTTGCTGGTGAAACCACAGGGGTCTTCCTGCACACCGTAGTCTTCTCAATCATGTACGCATAAACAAAGGAACATCAAATGGCATTTTCAGCATACGGGTCACAATTCACAACCGGACAGGGTTCAATCATTGGAGAAATTACTGCCATTAGTTTCGGCGGGATTGTCGCCAGTCAAATTGACGTAACGGCTTTAACCGATACAGACAAGAAATACGTCTTAGGATTTGCGGACGGCGGAACAATTACCGTGACTTGTTTCACGACGAATGCATCCCCGGCATTTCCAACCAGCGGAAACTCGGCTCCAACATCGTTCGCGATTACCTTCGGAAGCGCGGGAGTCGGCCGACCGATTGCTGGATTCAGCGCATACATCCAAAGCACGGTAGTTGAAGCGGCCGTTGATGCGGCAGTACAGACGACCTATACGCTCCGCATCACAGGTGCAGTCACCTTCACGGCCACCGCCTCCTAATACAAGGAAATACCAACATGGCATTCTCATCATTCAATTCACGCATACTGGCTCCGACAATCGGCAACCCCGGATTCATTCCCGGCGACATCACCAACATTAGTTTCAGCGGATTCTCTGCGGCTGAAATTGATGTCACCGCGCTGATTTCAACAGGCAAGGCGTACGTCCTCGGAACGCGCGACAACGGAACGGTAACGATTACCACGATGGCTGTTCCTAGTCTTGTTGCGGCAACACCGACCCAAGCACCGCCAGTCCCGGCCAGCGGCGGTACTGCAAGGACTTACAACGTCTATTTCGGCGGCGCATCAGGAACACTCGGTCTGAAGTTCGTATTCGATGCCTTCCTGATTTCGACAACTATGGATGCCGCCGTCGATGCTGCTGTAGGCGTAACCTACACGTTGCAGATCAACGGAATCGTTACCGTTACTTTCAGTTGATATTGACAGACCGGGGATGGTTGCTTACATTGTTGTCATGTACAGCGATAAAGCAGCCATCCTCGGTCTGAAGTCTCGGCTCATCATCGAAGCAGTAACGGTCGATGGGCTTGAACATCCAATCAGCGTTCGCGGTCTTACTGGCCGCGAACGCGATTCCTTTGAGAACGCGTGCTTCACGCAGAAGGGCAAGAACCGCGTGATGACTACGGAGAACATCCGCGCCAAGTTGCTTGTTCGCGCTATCTGTGATGAGAAGGGCGAACGCCTGTTCACCGATCACGAAGAAGGCGAACTAGGCGCTATCCCAGCGCAAGTCCTCGACAGTCTGTTTGGCGTTGCCCAGCGGCTTGCTGGCCTCGCGCCTACGGACATTGAGGAGATGACAACGGACTGAAGACGGGCGGTGCGAGGCGGTTCTATTTCCGACTCGCACTCGCCCTGCATTGCACCGTTGACGAATTGCTTGAGCGAGTGTCGTCACAGGAGATGACCGAGTGGCGCGCGTTCGACTCTGTTGAGCCGATTGGCGCATGGCGAACGGACTACGGGTTCGGAATGCTTTGCGCGCTGTTGGCTAACATCAACAGAAAGAAGGGCGCACCGCCGTTCAAGGCGATGGACTTCATGCCGTTCATGCCCGACAATGGGAATGAAGGCGGTGGCGAAGACTCCGCGTACATACTCCTGAAGGCGCTGGCTGATAGTGGCACCGTTCTGAAATAGGATTCAACATGGCAACGGTAGGAAATCTGTTTGTCAATGTTGGTGCGAATACTCGCGCGCTTGAGTCCGGCCTCAAGCGCGGTGAGAAGCAAGTCCAATCGTTTGCGAGTAAGGCGACATCAAGCCTATCGGGATTGCGTCTACAGATTCCGGGATTCGGCGCGATGGGCGTTGACTTGGGCGTAATTTCTGACCGCATCAAGTCGATCACCGGATCCTTCAGCGGGTTCGCGGCAATTACGAAAGCCGCCGCGGAACAACAAGGCAAACTAACCAGCGCAATCAAAGCATCGGAGGCGGCTTCGCAAGCGTTGGCTGGCGCTAAGGGAGCGCGTAAGAACATTGGCGAGGCGCGCGCGATGCTCGGCAAGGCCGGGATCGACCCGAATAAAGCCGCGACCGCGCTCAAGACGGTTGATACTTCGGCGATGCGTGAGAAAGTTTCGGCTTCCACGAAAGCGGCTGCGGATGCGCGCTTGGCACTTACGGCGGCGGAGAAGGCCGGAGCGGCTTCGGGAGCCGAGCAAGCCGCCGCGGCACTATCAAAGGCGCAGAACGCCGTAGCGGCCAGCGCCGCACGGCTTAAAGAGTCACAGAACGCCCTATCCGCGGCGACGAAGTCGGCCAGCGGCCTCAACGGTGGTTATTACGCCACGCTGATGAAGGACGGGCAAGCCACTCGGATGGCGGCCAGCGCCAACAAACAACTAGAGAAATCACGGCGTGACGTAGCGGCGGCAACGGCCGCGCACGGGAAGGCCGAAGAGGCTCTGAAAGCGGTACAGACTTCTGCTCCAGTCCTCGCTGGCGCTGCTGCGATTGAGAGCGCGAAGAAGCGGCTGGTTGACGCGACGATGGCGCAGAAGAAAGCGGAGGAGGCGCTCGGTGCGGCGCGCGCCGCCAACCAAGCGAAGGAGGCAATGCGCGCGAAGTTAGGCGCCAAGGGCATCGACCTGTCCAAGGGTCAGGGCGCGCTCAAGTTGCAAGACTTGTCGCCGTTTCAGAAAGCCGCAGCGGCGGCAAAGGCTGAAGTTGTATCGCTCGAAAGTTCGCTGGCAAAGAGCGGAAGCGGAATGGGCAATTTTGCCAAGTACGCGATGGCGGCTGTCAACCCTGTACTAGCAGTTGGCGCGGCGCTTGGCGCGGCGCTGGCGGCTGCTATGGCATTTACGATGGGTCAAGCGAAGCAAATGGACGCGCTGCAAGACGCGGCTATTGCGGCCGGGATGAACGTCGAAGCAATGCAGAAGATGTCCGCGACCTACAACGAACTCGGTGCGGCAAGCGGCGCGACCGAAATGGCATCGCAGAAGTTAGCGATGAAACTTCAGGAGGCGGTGCAAGGAAGCACCGAAGCGCAGGAATCGTTCCGCAACTTGGGTCTTGACCTTGAGGCAATCGCGTCATCAACTCCGGACGAAGCGTTGCAGAAGACCATCGGAGCAATCAGCGCGCTGGGTTCACAGCGTGAAAAGATGCTTGCGCTGAAAGATGTATTCGGGAAGTCGGGCGTTGGACTTGCCGCCGTAGTCAACGCCAGCGCGGAAGCATTTCAGGAAGCATCAGACCGCGCCGCCAAGATTGTGATTCCTGCAAACATTGTCAGCACGCTGGCCGGAGTAAACGACAAAGTTGAATCGACCTTCAAGGCGTTCGACAAACTGCAAGCGGTGCTTGCCGCAAAGATCGCACCAACCCTTGAGAAGATGGCGGACGCGTTGTTCAACTTTATGACAACCGATACGGCATCTTTGGAAAGCGGCTTTGAGGGTATTGCCGCAGTTGTGTCGGTGATATACGAAGTCTGTGTTGCCATCGTCGATGTCATTCGCGTTGTTTGGAATGCGGCGTGCTTCCTGATCGAAGGAGCGATGGCTGTGATCGCCGGGATCTGTGGCGGCATTCTGAAATTAGTGCAAGCCATTGCATACGGTTTTGAAGTAGTCAGCGGCAGTACGCACGAAGCCAGCGAGTCAATCGGCGAGGCGGCAGACCTTGCGCTTGAACTCACGAAGCAACTTGCCATCGCGGCTGGTATGGATTTGAGCGATATGGGTAGCGCAATGGGAATGTCAGCCGAAGACGCAGCGAAGTCGGTAGAGAAAGCAGCAGCAGTCGCGCAGGAAGCAGCAGCCAAACACGCGGTCACGATCCGCATTGAAGCCGACCAAGCATCGCTCAAGAAAGTCAATGATGAGTTGCAGTCAATGCGCGACAAGGTTGGGGCGCTGCGGTTTGGCGAGAACTCGCAGCAACTAGATCGCATTTCAAAGGGTAGCAAGGGCGACCCGATCAAGATGAAGGAGGCGGAAGGACTTCAGAAGACGCTTGCGATTCTTGAAGCGACCGATGATGTCAAGAAGCAAATCGCTGAAACGGCGCAGCGTATTCGCGCGACCTACAACGACTCCGCCGCGGATACCGCAAGGCAACTCGCGCTTGAGAAGGGCATCGACCCCGTACTTGCTGAACAGTTAGCAACATTGATCGAGCGCGAGGAACTACAGAAGCGAGTCCACGAAGCATCGAAGGCCGGAAACGATATCGTAAAGGACTTGCAGTTACAGGTTGACAGTATTAATCAAAGCGAAAGTGAAACGCTACGCCTGAAGATGGAACAGCAGGGCATCGGCGACGACCTTGTCAAGCAAGCAGTTGAACTTCAAGGCATTCTTGATAAGGCCAAGGTTGATTCGTCGCTGAAGGATCATTTCACCGCGCTGAACGAATCGCTGCTAAAGGCAACTAGCAACGAGCGCGCGCTCGTCGAAAGCCAACTGAAGAACATCGGCCTAACGGGCGATGCTTTACAGAACGCGGTCGATAAGACGATGGATATAAACGCGAAGATCGCCGCAGCCGACAAGCAAACCGAGAACACGAAAACAATAACGACAACGATGCAAGACTTGGCTGACCAGTTAGACGCGCTGAAACTCGGTGACGCTGGCGTGCTTGAGAAGAAACTCCGTACCGCTGGTGCTGGAGATGAAGAAGTTAAGAAAGCACTTGCGATGCAATCCGAGATTGCCGCGCTCGATAAAGCCAAGACCGATGCGGCCGACAAGAAGAAGAACGACATTAAAGGCGTAGTTGATTCAATTGACACCGCTTTCGGTTCATTCAAACTAGGAGGAGTTAGTAGCGGCGAGATGGTGCAGAAGGATATTCTGTCCGAGTCCGCCAAGCAAACGCAACTCCTGTCGGTCATTGCTGGCAAGACGACTGGTACCGCAATGATGGCTGGCATGGCCGACCAATCAGGCGCATCGCTCGGATCAATGCCGGGAACGGTCGGCATGACGAAGACCGATACTGACCTAGTCTCGGCCGTCAATCAATCGAACAAGTACCTTGCCGACATCGCAAGCAACACCGCAGCATTCGCAGGAGTCCTGACCTAATGCCAACCACAGTTACAGCAGCACTTCAATCGGAGTCGGTGACCGATGGGGATAGCAGCAAGTCAATGGAGAAGACTTTCATCCTGACTGCGGTTGACAGCGCAGCACCGACAGTCTCTATCGCGTTTACCGCTACCGAAGCACTCGGCGCGCTTGATGCTATCGGTACAGTTGCCACTATCGGAGGACAGTCGGCGAAGGTAACGAGCCGCGCGGTTGATGCGGTCGCTGACGCTGGGAAGAAAGTATGGACGGGAACGGTTTCGTATGCGTGGTCGGTGAGCGATACGAACGACTTTGTTTCCCTTGATATGAATACGTCAATGAGTTTCGTAGATGTCTACCGAATGGGCGCAACTTTCCCTAACAACGTAAACAATCCCGGCGACAACGATATTCAAGGAACGCCGATGGACGCGTGCGGTGAACCTGTCAGCGCGCCGCTGTTTCAGCAGGAACTCACGCTGGTCAATATCAAGTCAACGAATCAAGCGGATTTGATTGTTGCTCAAATTGGCAAGCGCAACAGCGCGGTGTTCTTAGGAGCATCTATCGGATACGTCTTGTTCACGGGCGCGTCATCGCGCCGAGTCGGAGTAGCCAAATACGAAATCACCTATAAGTTCTTATGGGACGGCGCGCAACACTTGCGGCAAATCGCCGCGCGCGATGTTGACGGACAGCCGCTACTAACTGTCGGCGCAGCGTTCCAAGCCTCTGCATCGACCGTCTACGCGCGTCAGCCGTTCCCAAGTACCAGCACTTTCTCAACGCTCAACCTATCAGTCGCATGACCATCAAGCAATCAATCAGCAAGGGACTTGGCGCAATCACTCCGTCAGCATGGGCTGACATTGTTGGGGCTGTTGATTTCGCTGCTCAAGGGCGCGCGCTCAATATGATTGCGCGCTTGCGGAGCGGCGACCGGGATACGTTCTTGGCGCGCATTGATTCATCCGTTAAATTTGCTGCCACGTTTGCCCGTTGGCGGTATGGGTGGACGCAAGTACGCCGGACTTCGCTTAGTACGTTCGGCATTTCGGTTGCTCAAAACGCAATGACCGGATTGAGTACCGGATTCTCAGACGGTACTAACGGCGGCAAGGCGGCTGGCAATATGCTTGAATGGGGAAACAGTACATCGCTTGCATACGGATTCGCAGTTAGCACAACGGACGGCGTGACGCTTCAGAATGTAACCGGGTTCTCGGTGCAGCCTGTTCCTAACAACACGATTGTCGTGATGCACGCGATGCGAAGCGAGACTGCTGGTGTGCTTCATTTCTGCTTCGCCGCACCGAATCGCATTGACGGAAGTTGCCCGTCCCCGATCATTGACAACACGCTTGACGGAGGGTCATTCTGATGGACAAAACGTATCTAGTGCGCCGAAGTCAAACCAGCGGCGCAGTACCAACGGCCGCAACCGGAACAACTGGCGAACTGATTGCCAATACCTATGACGGTCGGCTATGGCTGCGCGGGAATACTGGCACCGACACCATCGTTGAAATCACGCGACCGCTCGTATCAAGCATCGCGCAATCCGGCGCGGCTACCGGAAATGTAATCAGATGGAATGGAACCGCGTGGGCTGCGGATCAGTTGCAGTTTGGCGACATCAATGACGGCGGCGCAAGCAGCGGCGATTTCTTGCAGTTCGATGGGACTTCGTGGGCTCCGGCATACCTGTTAGTCGAGCCTTCTCAAATCCTGCAAGGCGGCGCGACATCAGGTCAATGCATCGCATGGGACGGAAGTGCTTGGGCACCCGCAGCGCGACTGACACAGAGTGTAGATGTGCAGACATTTACTGCTTCAGGCACATGGACGAAACCTGCCGGAGCCGTGACTACAACGATTCAACTCTGCGGCGGTGGGGCGGGAGGCAGTTTCGGATCGACTAGTACAGGCGGCATTGGAGGAGCAGCAGGAGAGCCGTTCTTGCTGACTGTTCCTTCGTCGACATTAGGCGCAACTGAAGCCGTGACAATCGGAGCGGGTGGACTCGGTGGAGTAGTTGGCGGAGCCGCAGCAAATATGGGCAACACCACAACCTTCAACAAATACTTCGCGCTTCGCGGCGGTAATTCTGTTTTTGGTGCAGGACAAAACAACGCGCTGAAGCAAGCACTTGGTGTGGGGCAGAACTCTTACTACGGAGGCGGTGGTGGAGTGAATTCGCAGGGATACATCAATCCGCTCGGCGCAGGTGGAGGAGGCGGTGGATCAACTGCTATCAACGCGCAAGGGTACGCGGGTGGAACTTCAAGCGCGACAAGACCAATTCTGTACGGCTCTCCAAATGTTGCAGCGCAAGGTGGAGGAGGTGCAGCAGGAGCAACAGGAAATCCGGGAGCGAATGGAGGCAACGGAGTGACTGACGCAAACGGATTTGGATCCGGCGCGGGTGGAGGTGGTGCAGCAGCAACAGGATTCAACAACGCCAACGGCGGCAACGGCGGCATCGGTATACGCGGTTCAGGCGGTGGCGGTGGTGGTCGCGGCGGTAGTCTCGCTGCCGGAGGCAACGGCGGCAACGGCGGTGACGGATTCGCAATCATTACAACGGTTTGCTACACATGAGATACGCAATGCTTCTATCGAACACGGTCGCAGAGATTGTCGTATGGGACGGCGTAGCAGAATGGCAACCGCCATCAGGCTGCGAAATGATTGCGCTTCAGGCTGCTGAACCATGCGACAGCGGCTGGACATACGAAGAAGGCGCAACGCCAAGATTCATCGCTCCTCCTGATATTCCGCCGGAGTAATTCCGGCGCACTTCAATACACTTCAACCATGACAACCGAAGACAAGAACAGCGAAGGCGTTGCTGTAAGCATCACCAGCCGACATACGCGGCTTCTCCTTGAGAAGTCGCAGTTGCTACTTACTATCGGCATGATCTGCGGCGCGCTGGTCTATGTCGGTCGGCGGTCGGAATCGGATGACAATCAATCACGCCTTCTGACTACCATTGCCACCGACATTGCGGTAATGCGGGACAGGAATGCGGACGCGAGTGCCAGCATCAAGGTCATTGCGGAGCGCGTGCGGCTTGTAGAAGAGCGGCTAGGGCGCATCGAATCGCAGCGATGATCTACCTGTTGGTACTGATCGCGTCGATCCTGACCGCTTCCGGCTGTAGTCCAGCCCAACGGATTGCGGAATCTACGAACGCCATCCGGCTAGAAGCGGCCGCGCTGGCCGAGTATGGCGCCGAGATTGGTGACCAGGAAGTGGTAACCCGCGCAAACCGAATTGACGCCCTAGCCGGAGGCATCGTAATTGACCTGAGCGGCGTTGTTGACCGTACCCCGGCGTGGATGGGGGTCGTTGCTTGGTGCGCCGCCGGGGTTGTCCTCGTGGCCGTAGCGGTGATCCTATGGCAGACAGGCCTAGGGACGGTCGTGAGGCTAGCAATCGGATGGCTTCCACGGCGGAAGATTCAAGCCGCCGAGATGGCCGCTGATATGCTTGACCCTGCCCGGCCGGAATCGGAACGCGAGTTCATCGCCGCGGCGCGTGCTAGTGACCCGCTACTTGACTCGGCATTCCGCCGCGTCAGCAAACAACGGAAGGCAAAGCCATGACCATGATTGCAGACCTATCTTCCTTCTTCGGAAATCTGTGGGCGGTTGGACTCGCGCTGTGCATCGGATTCGGTGTCGGCTGGGTGCTGTGCGCCAAGCGCAACGGCAAGATTTGACCCATGATTACATCTTCGCTCCAGCCGTTCTGCTGCTGCAATCCGACCGTTGCCAGTTGTGATGAAACTGGCAAGGTTCGTATCACTTGGCAAGTTCAGCGCGCCGATTCGTTCACCGACTATCAACGCACAGTCGCGCAATGCTATCCAGTATGTACGGCGGTATGCGGTAGCGCGCCGACAAGCGGAGCCGATTGCGGCGCGGCGATTGGCGGATGCCGAGCGACCGCCGAAACCCTTGCAACTTCGGAGCCGTGCGACTACAGCGGCTTCAGGCGCATTGCGAAGAACTCACAATCAATGGCACCAGCATCGCTTGATTTCACGTTCAAGGGAACCGCCATTCAATCGACTGCTTCAACTGCTTGGGTCTACTCGGCTGACAACGGATTGACAACTACAACAACGTGCATGACTTTCCTAGGGTCGCGCGCGGTCGATTCGTATGATGACTATGTGACAACGTGTTGGTCGCTTGGTGCGGCTGGTCGGTGCGAAACAATGGTGTCATGCAACATCGGCAACAATCCAGCGTCTAATTGCGGGACGGCTCTTATCGCTGTAAAGTATTACCGCCGCGCGTACTACCAAACCGCGCCAGCACCGTTCACAATTAAGGCACAGACAACAGGCGCGAGTTCCGCGCGGTACTACTCCGTAGAACTAGTCGGTGCGGTTCGCACGTTCAAACTTTGGAACGCTGCGAATGCCAATATCTATTCCCTCGATATTTCAGGGCTGACACTTGAGCAAGCGCGCAGCACGCTAGACGCACAGGCAACGATTGTCTGCGCTTCGCTGATGGCTGGCACCGGAACGGCGCAAGTCGCAACGCGTGCGCTGAGTGCCAATCTAATTGAGGCGCGCGCGTTCGTTCCTATTCCTACGACCGCGCAGACCGCAACAACTGTCGGTCTGTTTGCTACGGGTGCTTTGACTACTTGGTGGCAAGCGGATTCAATGTGTCCGTTTTGGTCAACTACGGTCGGCGGTGCAGTCTTGCGGCTAGACTCAGACCCAACTCGCGCATTCTCGCAAGGCTATGACGATGCTGCGGAATTGATGTTCTGCATGGGATTTGAGACTATCGCCGAACTCAACACCGAAGGTGCAACACCAAACTGGTACGCCTTTGCGGTCAGCGGTACGCCCGAAGTATTCGACTACGGATACTTGGGACTCGGTGGATACCTTCCCGTGAAGGACGTATGGACTTGCAATACTACAACATGGACAAACGCAACCGCCGCTTCATATACGTCCGGCTTAGTCATTCCGCGCATCGCGTTCGGCTTTTGGGGTACGCGTTCCGTTCCACTTGGCTCCGGCACATCGACAGGAATTGACAGCGATGATTTCGGAACTACGTACTTCAACGGAACGATGGTTGGTTATGACTGCGACTTTCCTACGTCTTGCACTTGCTGTTTCAATGCCAATCCAATGTTTGACGGTATCAACAGCCAATGCGTGGAGTCGTATCAATGCAATTCATGGATCACGCAAGGAATGTTCCGACTTGAAAGGATTGTGTAATGGCACATACTGAAATCAATACGCGTGACGGATCATGGGTACTTGAACTGCACGCCGATGGAACTGTTGAAGTGCTTCAGTTCACCGCCGCGCCGCCGCGCAAGAAATGGGACGGGCTGGGCGATGTGATTGCCAGCGCAACGAAGGCGGTCGGAATCAAGCCATGCACATCATGCGAGGAACGGCGCAAGATGTTGAACGGCATGATGCCGTTTGGAACGGCCGAACAAGCCGCCGCGGCCGCGCCGAAGTTAGACGCGGAACAGCCGAAACCAGACACCGCGCCGGAACAATCTTTGTAATTCCGTCCTGCGATTCAAGCCATTCGCTACAAATCTAGGGAAATCCGCGCCCGTTTACCTTCCGAACCCTACCGGATGCGGTATAGTTGACGCGTCGAAGGAAGGCAAGCGCCGACCCGATAGCCCAAACAGCCGCCGAGCGCGGCAAGGATAGAACGACATGGCACAGAAGACGACACAAGCAATCTACGCACGCGACACCGATGGCGCCGCTCTCGCGAAACTCAGCAAGGCCGCTCTAGTCGACATCGCAACCGAAGCACTTCGGTTGCTTTCGGGCGAGTGCGATACCGCGCTAACGGCCGATCAGGTTCGTGACCACGAAATCGTTTCGTCCGTACGCGATCGCCATTTCTGGCACGCGGAAGTTGTACGCCTAGCCGCAAAGATTGCCGAAGCGGAGCGCGTAGGCGGCGAACGCAACGTAATGGTTCCGACTCTCAACTTGCATCTAAGCGCCGAGACCATCAAGCGTATGTCAAAGGACTTCGACATCTACGCGATCGAACACGCGTGGAGGCGCGGCAACTACGGCCGACTGGTCGGATACGAACACGGAGACTTCATTGGCCTCGCAACGCTAGATCAAGCAATCGAATCGTTTGAATCCAACATCGTTGCCGACGAAGAAGGACTAATTGAAATCAAGTGGAAAGCCGAGTACACGATTGCGAAACATTGGCGCAACTCACCATGTTCAATCGGGCGCGTTTCATGCCTCTCCGACCTCGCACCCGGTACGCCGCTAATCGCGTACGTTCAGTTGGCGCTTCCAGAGGCCGCGCTCTAATCGACCGCGCACCGCGCGCTCCCTTCGGGGAGCGCCGGATGCGACAGCCGATGCTGACGCAACTACACACAAGCCGCTACACGCGGCAGAAGGACGGACGAAATGAGTGCGATGAAGAACCTGCTTGAGAACCTCGTCACGATGCAAGTTTGCATGGCCGACATTGCGCGCACAGTAGATATGTCGGGCATCGAGTCGCCGCTGGCGCGGCACGGGAAGAAGTCCCGCAAAGGCGTGGTATCCGTTACGGACGCGCGCGCAGTCGCCGCGGAGATTGACGTACGCGACATCGTCGCCGCTCTAGATGACGGACAAATTGAAGCGATCAGCGAACAAGTTCAAGTTGACTACGAAGAACTTGCAAGCGAAATCAGTCCCGAAGGACTCGCCCGGTATGTTGATTGCGCCGCAGTCGCGAAGGAAATTGACTACAAGGAACTAGTTGCCGCTATGGAAGACAGCACAGCATTTATGCACGACCTGACGATGCGGCTCATTGGCGCGGTTCTCGCGAACCCGGTCGCCATGAAGGCGCTAACGACAACGCTTGCCGAAGGAGTTACCGAACGCTGGTACGGCCGGAACGCCATAGCGCCAGTCCTAGGCGCTCGGAGCGATGCCGACCCGGAGACAGGTATTGAGTACGGAACGCCGTCCTAGGTCATCGACGG